CAGAATGCATTGATCATCTCAGTGGCACAAGCTGGGGTGTTAACAGTGGTAGCAATCATCAGAAGATATTGCACACGCATGTGGTTTAAAGGGAGGGAAATAAATGATTAGGATACTAGATATCTGTTCCGGGATAGGAGGATTCAGCTTAGGATTAGAATCAACAGGTGGCTTTGACACCGTTGCTTTTTGTGAGTTCGATGACTTCTGTTGTAAAGTATTAAACAAACATTGGCCTGATGTGCCAATCTATAAAGATCTAAAGGAGATAGGCAATGAACCAGAAAGAATTATTCAAGACTTCGACCTCATCTGCGGAGGCATCCCATGCCAACCGTTCAGTGTTGCAGGCAAGAAAAAAGGCAAGGAAGATGACAGACACCTCTGGCCGTACATGTATGAAATTATTAAACACAAAAAACCCTCTTGGGTCATTGTCGAAAACGTTGGTGGCTTCGTCAATGTGGCACTCGATGATGTGTGTCTTGACTTGGAAGCCCAAGGTTACGCCACGCAATCGTTTGTTATTCCAGCTTGCAGTGTCGAAGCACCCCATCGAAGAGACAGAGTCTGGATCCTCGGAAAGAACTTGGAGAACCCCAGACGCGCATTGCGGCAGGGGGGGATCGAGCAAGGAGAGAATGCAGATGAAGTTGGACAAGGGGATGCCGATCAGCTTGAACGATCAAGTAGCACACCCAGATCTGATGTGGCCAACGCCAGCATCGAGGGACTGGAAGGGAGGATCTCCGGGGACGATCAAGGAAGACAAGAGTGGCAAGCCTTATCGAGAAGCGAAGAACAGCAAGACGAAGTGGGGGCTGACACTCGATGCAGCAGTGGTTTATCAACAAAAGAAGATGTTCCCAACTCCAGCGGCCAGAGACTACAAGGACACAGGGGAGAACACGGACTACGAGAAGCTAGCGAAGAAGAGCAAGCTAGCAGGAGCAGTCAAGAGCAAGATGTATCCCACGCCAAGGAGCTCGATAGGGATGTCGATGACAATGGACACAGTAGTCAATGCGATGGACAACAACGACAGGGGCTACAAGGGGAACTTGGAGGAGCGAGTGGCAATCGAGCAGAAGATGTGGCCAACACCGAACGCCTCGGACAACAGGGACAGGGGGAACATGAGCGACCCAGCAATACAACGAAGGCTAGCGAAGGGCAAGCAAGTGGGACTGACGATGGCAGTCAAGGACAAACCGGGCAAGGGCACACTGAACCCGGAGTGGGTGGAATGGATGATGGGGTATCCGCCAGGTTGGACGGACATTTCGGATTCACAGTAGAGCCTAACATCCCAAGAGTAGCGACAGGGATCCCAGAACGCGTCAATCGACTCAAAGCATTGGGTAATTCTATCGTGCCTCAAGTCATCAGAAACATTGGACTGGCAATCTTGGAAGAGGAGGAGAGAACAAATGCTGCTGACTGAATCAAGGGATGCGTGTATATTCATATGTATGTATGAATGCATGATCGATGTGTGTAAATGGCTGTGCAATGGCAAAAGGGCAAATTGCACATGCCCCTTGGGAGGGTGCACTCTTATGCGATTTAGGGGTCTGTGCGGTTGTGCAATTGCACATGCCTGCACATACGCACATGCGCCTCTGAAAGGTGCATGGATACTGGTACGTGCAGCTGTGCGCATGTGCATCTCTATAGAGAACTATAGAAAGGTGTATACACACACCTTATCTGTAGAGGAGATAGGTTCTCTAGAGCTACAAAGAATAAACAAATTTTAAACAGTAATGTAAGGTAAAATATTTGCATGAGTGAAGTTGAGAAAAAGAAACTAACGAAACGACAAGAGGCCTTCGTGGATCTCATGGTGTATCAGGATTATAAGCAGACGAAGTGTGCTCACTTGGCAGGCTATGAGAATCCAGGTGTGGCAGCAACGAGGTTGTTGAATCATAAAGAGTATACGCATGTGCAAGAGAAGATTAAATCTTTGAAAGCGATTCAGCGCAGGAAGAATGAGATTACCTTTGAGGGCATAGCAAGTAAGCTTGCAGACATTCGTGATGTGGCATTGGCGGATGGCTCATATGGACCGGCAGTGACAGCAGAGATTGCCAGAGCAAAACTTGCCGGGCTTATGATTGATAAGAAGGAGTTGAAGATACATAAGATTGATAGCATGAGCCGGGATCAGTTAGAGCTTAGGTTGAAGGAGTTGGTACAAGAGCATCAGATTGTCTTGGGACAAGCTGAGGTGGTAGAAGAGGTTGAGGAGGAGGATGTTATTCTAGATCAGAAAAGTCTAGAGGATCATCTTGGCCAGGAGATTGTTGAGGAGGCTTTGGTTGATGATGAGGAAGATCTTTCAGAGGACGCAGCTTCCCATCCTCTAGAAGACGATTCACTTGAAGCGTAGCTTCATCTAATTTGCGTTTGCAATATTGTTGAACCTTCATGCCTTGTTCGAAATCTGCGACTGCTGTCTCAAGATCTACATCAGATGACTCAAGTTTTTTGACGATGCGTTCTAACTCAGCTAGACCTTTTTCAAAACTCATGACTTGGCCTTACTTGGTTGAATTCCATATGATAACTAGGCCAATCAACACAAACACTGAGCAAGCCAGTGCTGTGTATAAGATTGGTGTTGCCGGGGCATTCGATAATTCAATGAGGCCTACCTCTGCTAAGTTCATTAAGCTGTCCTCCATATGCGATACTTAGTTGCGGTTTCTTTTTTGAATGTGAACTTGCGATCTCTAAAGGTTGGCGTGTAAAAGTTTGGCCTGTATTTATAGATTTCTTTTTTGGTTAGATTGCCTATGCTATCGCCTATCTCTAATTGATCCAATGCCTCACAAAAGGGTGAGTTGAATGTGCGAACTGGTACGTTCTTTTCTATTTTAAAATCCATCTTTTTCTCCTAGTTTTCTGATTGTTTGTTCTGCAAAATTATTTTCATCACCGAGCATCATGTCCACAAGCTCATTGGTTTCATGAGGGCTTGGGATTATTTCAGTTTTGCGATCTGATTTGAGATACTCAATGGTCTTGCTATCGTCATTGTAAATGGTTGTATGTTCTACATCTTTTCCATTATCAATTGCCTGGCCTAAACTAAACTTGATGCCCTTGCGCCAGACATTTAATCTATTCCTTCTGCGTACTTGCTCTACTTTTTCTGTGTGCTGTGTCATATTTTCTCCTATTTCCACATTCTTTTATAACAATCTTTTGCGATCTCAGATTCTCCGAGGTGATGCGCATGGATTGAGTCAATCATTTCCGGGATTGATATCTCACTGTTAACAATAGATGTAAGTAAGCCTACCTCTGACTCTCCATCAAATTTATCTAGCCAGTCTTTGACTAATTCATTATTAATATTCATATTGTTTTTCTCCTAATGTTGTTTATATGAAATGTTTTTTATGTTGGGATTCCANCACGCCCTACAATCTAGGCAAGCGCCATCTTGTTTCGGTGCGACACACTCGAATCCGATTGGCTTGCTGCTAGAATGAACAGTTGAAGTATGNCTTGCATTTTTGGGTGGCTTGCCATCTATGTTTGTTGCGCTAATGCGTATGATTAAATTCTTNGGNATGGTGTTGCCCTGATTTACAAAATCATTAACAATCTTGTGTTCCCTTGTTGGGATCCAATGAGTTATTGATGGTGTTTTAATTGCAACATCACAAATATTTTTTAAGTGTTGAGCGCTTTGAATGTCTCCAGCATCATGCCATCTAAAGTATGGATTGTTTTCTCTTTCAATCATAGAAACCATTGCATCAACCCATGTTGGATTAAATAATTGGCCAAGTCTTTTGTACTGGGCTTTTTTTACTGAAGGGAATCTTGTGTAATTTCCNTTCATGGCATAACAACCATGGCATACAGTGCCTGGAATCTTNGCAAGCTTGGATCCNGTTTTGCATTCCCATGCGGGCAAGTTAAAACTTTTGCATGGCATTTTAGTGGTGGCGGATAGATCGCCTCCGATAATTTCTTTTGCTTGTATCTTTAACATATTAACGTTCTCCTTTTAATAAACATTATACACCCTTTAAACATACATTCAATAACAAATTACTACATCGATTGATAAAGAGCGATAAAAAAAACTTTAGAAAACGTATCATTATTTGCATTTACCCCCTC